ATGAGAACAATAATTATAACTTTTATTATGTTGTTGATGACAACTATATCATATGCAAGAGATCAAATTAATATTGTCGGTAGTTCTACCGTATATCCTTTTTCAACCGTAGTAGCAGAAAGATTTGGTAAGTCAGGTAAATTTCAAACACCTGTAATTGAATCTACTGGTACTGGTGGTGGTATGAAACTATTTTGTGCAGGCATTGGTACTAACACACCTGACATGTCTAATGCAAGTAGAAAAATAAAAGCAAAAGAAATCGCATTATGTAAAAAGAATGGTGTGACAGATATTACACAGGTCATAGTAGGCCTTGATGGTATTGCTTTTACAAGTTCAGCAAAAGGTAAACAATATAATTTTACAAAAGAACAACTTTGGGAAGCGATGGCTGATCTAGGATCAAAACCAACTAAATGGTCAGATATTGATCCTTCTTTACCAGACTATAAAATAGCAATACTCACACCACCTGCTACATCAGGTACTAGGGATGCTTGGAATAGTTTAGTAATGAAAAAAGGATGTCCAGAAAGTATTTTAAAAGAACAAGGCAAAAAGGCTTGTTATCTTTTAAGAGAAGATGGACCAGTTATTGAAGTAGGTGAGAATGATACTTTGATTATTAATAAACTTGTAGGTGAACCATCATACTTTGGTATATTTGGTTTTAGTTATTATGATAATTCAAAAGATAAAGTTCAAGCACACTTAATTGAAAATACAAAGATTAGTTTAAAATCTATACAAGATGGTTCTTATCCAATAAGTAGACCTTTATTCTTCTATGTAAAAAATCAACATATAGGTGTTATACCTGGTGTTGAGGAATATGTAAAAGAGTTTACAAGTAAAAGAGCTGCAGGTAAAAGAGGTTATCTTTTAGATTTAGGATTAGTGCCTTTGAAAAATTTAAAAGAATCTATTTCTAAAGTAGAATAAAAAAAAGGGCGCCGAAGCGCCCTTCTTCAACAAACAAACAAACAGAAAGTTATTTTAAGTACAATGGACCAGTCCATTGAATATTGTAGTTACCTGTAAGAACATTACCTCTTGCAGAATTTAAAGCAGGTGCATTCCAACCAGCAGGTTTTAATATATCACCTTTTTTAAAATGTTTAAAATCTTCTTTTACAATAAAAGCAAAAACACCAGTATCTTGGACAACTTTAACATACTTCTTACCTTGACTTACTTTTGTTTTACTATCCCATTCAGCAACAGAGTCTTTCGCCCATTGTGATTGTTCGCCGTGTGCGTTAGAAGACCATCTTTTATAATCATCTTTAGCACCAGCCATCATATTCTTAATACCATCATCTAAAGTATTAGCAGTTTTATTTACTTGTATCATAGTGTTATTTCTCCTTTTTCATTAATTGTATTGTCTTTAATAGGGAATGTTTTTTTAAGAGTTTTTTTCCCATTGCAACTCTTTTTTCTATTCTCTTAATAGACTCTTTTTCTTGCATTTTTTTATTCACTATTTCTCCTCTGAATATAAAGTTTGTGAATATAAGGCAAGGATAAAACTAGCGATACCTAACATCGCCATAGATCCCCCTTGTAAGTATTTGTCAACTTCTATTGAACCGACAGCACCGATCATACAGAAAGTTCCTAATACTGACATTGCAATTGTCATATACTCTAATATTTTTTTCATAGTGTTTTTCTCCTTATTGTTATTGTAATAATGATAAAGCATTTTTATATAAATTTTTTGCACCGTCATCAGTTTTAAAACCGTCTTCAGACGCATAATCCATTGAAGATGAAGCCATAACGGTATCCTCAAATCCGTGTTTTTTCATAACTTCAGCAAGTATAATAGGATTTTCAGAAGCTTTTATTTTTTCAACTCCCATTTCGTAATAATGTAATTGTAATTTACCATCTCTAGCAGATACAAAATTTATTTTAGTGTTTTTTAACATAGTGTTTCCTTTATTTGTTGTTTTTTTTGTTTTCATACTCTCAATATACCGTATTTTGTCAAGTTCCTCAAGCAAAAAATGGAGAAAATTGTCCGATTCTTCCGTAGCTAGTCGGCATTCTGGCGCATATAGAACAAAAGTAGAACAAAAACCCTTATAAATAGTCAAAAAAACACTAAAAATTGAGGAAATTATGGCAAAAATGCGAATTTTTAAGTTCTGGAACGAATCAGGACAAGAAGAAGAAAAAGAAACCACTAGTTTTAAGAAGGCTGTTAAGTCAATACAAGAAAATTTTAAAAATCAACTAGTAGGATTTGAATATATTAGTAAAAAAGGTAAAAAAATCGTAAGTTCAATACAATTACCACTTGGTAGAAAGAAAAAATTAGGTAGATAATGGCAAAGTTAAGTAAAACCTTTGTTCCTAGAGAAAAAAACTATAAAAAATCATCTTTAGGTAAAAAAAGAAGAACAACAAAGTTCTCATCAATGAATAAATCAAAAAAACGTAGTTGGAAAGCATATAACGGACAAGGTAGATGATACTAACAGGTGAGTTTGTTGTATTAAAAGATAAAAAACTATTAAAGTTCACTAAATATTCAGATATACCTGAATCTTTTGAACACGTTATATCATTTAAACCAGATTATCCAGAGGGACCTCATACACAAGAGGAACATGACTTTATGGAAACATTTAATAGTAAATTACAGGAGTTAATGAAACGTGCCAGCGGTAACTAGAATAGGGGATGCTGATGTTGCTCATTGTTCAGGAATGACAAGAGCGCAAGGATCATCAAATGTCTTTGTAAATAGTATTGGTGTATCTCGTCAAGGTGATAATAATACACCACATTTAAGACCACCTGATGTACCACCTTGTCCTACTCATTCAGCACCAATAACTACTGGATCAACAACGGTATTTGTAAATGGTAAGGGTATCGGAAGAGTAGGTGATGGTATAAGTGGTTGCACAAGTGTAGCTGCAGGTTCTTCTAATGTATTCGCAGGATAGTTATAAATAGTTGTATGGCTAATTATGACGCTCAAAGTACAAATAACTCAACAAGATCAAATAGTTTATATACTGATCTAAACCTTAACTTTGCAAAAAATCCTGCAACAAAGGATATTTCAAAATTAAAAGATGTTGAGGCAGTTAAAAGATCAGTTCGTAATCTAATTTTAACGAACAGATTTGAGAGACCTTTTCATCCAGAAATAGGTGCTGACATAAGAGCATTACTTTTTGAAAATATGACACCAATAACACAGCAGTTATTGACTGATAGAATAAGGGATGTTTTAGAAACTTATGAGCCAAGAGCAGTTTTAGATGATGTTATTGTACAAGGCGATATGGATAACAATGAATATTCTGCCACAATAAAATTTTATGTTAGAGAAGTGCCTGGCATTAACATAGTCACAGAATTTTTACAAAGGTTAAGATAAGATGGCAACTAAATTAAATATTTCACAATTAGATTTTGATAATATAAAATCAAACTTAAAAAGATTTCTTTCAAATCAAAATGAATTTAAAGATTATGATTTTGAAGGATCAGGTATGTCTGTATTATTAGATTTACTTGCTTACAATACTCACTACTTATCTTACAATGCAAATGTTTTAGCAAACGAAATGTTTATTGATACTGCTGATTTAAGAGGCAGTATTGTATCATTAGCAAAAGCTTTAGGTTATACACCAAACTCAGCAAGAGCACCAGTTGCTGATATTAATGTGGTGGTAAATGGTGCAACAGGTGCCACACTTACTATGAATGCTGGTCAACAATTTACTACAACTATTGATAACACAACTTATAACTTTGTGACACTTGGTACAAATACAATTTCACCAATTGACAATGTTTATACTTTTTCAAATTTAAAAATTTATGAAGGAACATATGTCACTTATAACTATACGGTTGATACAGCTGATATTGACCAAAGATTTATTATTGAGTCAGCAAACGCTGATACAAATACTTTGTCTGTTCAAGTACAAAATAGTTCAACTGACACCACTACAAACACTTATACAAAAGCAACTTCAATAACAGAATTAAATTCTAACTCAAAAGTTTATTTTTTACAAGAAGCTGAAGACGGTAAGTTTGAAGTTTATTTTGGCGATGGTGTTGTAGGTAAAGCATTAGAAGATGGTAACATAATTATTTTAAAATATGTGGTTACAAATAAAACTGACGCTAACGGCGCTTCATCATTTTCACTTTCAGGAAATATAGGTGGTAACACAGACGTTTCAATAACGGTCAATTCAAATGCAGCTAATGGTGCTGAACCAGAGTCAAATGAAAGTATAAAATTTAAAGCACCTAAATCATATGCAGCTCAGGATCGTGCTGTGACGGTAAATGATTATAAAGTTAAAGTAGAAGAATTATATGCTAATGCAAGTTCAGTAAGTGCTTGGGGTGGTGAAGATAATG